ATCTACATCTTTGAATTCACCAGGTTGAATTGGAGAAGCTTCATCTCTAACACGCACCCCTCTTTGTTTAAAACCAGCAGGTAGGTTTGACAAAGTTCCTGCATCTAATAATTGGCGGAGAGCTACTGTTGCAGTTCTACTCAATCCGCCAATCATATGTATCAATCCAAATCCGTAGAATCCTAGTCCTGGCAGAAATTTAAAGTGGACAAAATATTGAACTCTTTGTTTTTTTGGATCGTTGGGCGCATAGTTCCTTCTTATCGAAAGAACCGTTCCACTACCCTCTTCGATTGTAACGATGTAGGGTAGCTTGATACCAGTCGGCTCGCCGTCTGGACCAATGTCTTCAAAGCCTTCTAAATCTAGATCTACGTGACACTCAAGAAGAGTGTACATAGGAATTTGTTTTCCAGATTTTGTAGTGCCTTCTAAATCTTTTTCTTTTTTTGAAACTTCGTCATTAACAACTGTACCTGGAGGTGTTAATTCAACATCAGCATAAAATCCTGCTACTTGTTGTTTTCTTAATTCATTCTCAGATATTTTTACAACGTGAATAATAGCTTCTGCTTCAGCTAAACTGTTTGCTGTATAGGGTACGATTAAATCATCCGCAGGAACAAATTTAGAAACTGCTCTTCCTAATAAATCATCGTAGTAAATTTTTTTAAACGTAGATCCTGCTAGAGGTAGATGAAATAACATAGAATCAAACTCTGGTTCGTACTCTGTCATTTGATCCATGATTTGATAGTTCATGAAATCTTTTACTCTGTGTGCTTGTTGATCTTTAGCTGGTGTTTTAATTCCTAAAACTTGTGTTCTTACTGGACCATCACTTGGTAATAATTCTTTGTATGCTGTAGCTTGGAACTGTGTAACAGCTTCTGCTAGTACAGGGTGCGTGGCTCCCGAAGCACCTTGAAAAGGTTCTGTTCTGTTTTCGTATTTAAATCCTAATAGATCAAGTCCGTCTGTGTAAGATTTTTCCCAATCTTTTCTAGACATCTTATAGTCCATGTAATTTGTTTTTAATTCAGACCCTACTGGATCTAAAATATCTTCAGGTAAAATATCTGCTAAATTATCAAAATGTTTTTCTGTGCCCGGTACATTAACTGCACTTGGTTCAAAATCAATCGTTGCACCGCCATCCTCTTCAGGGATAACTTCTACGGGTGCCTGTTCTTTTATTTCTTCCTTTATCTCGACCTCTTCGCCCGGAACTTTAATTTGGGTACGAGTGTTAGGAAGTCCTTTGTCTATATCTGCCATTTAAACTCCTAGTATTTTCTACCACGTTTTATTATAGAAGCCAAGCCCTGTGGTGTAGGCCCTGACTCTGGTGGTTTTCCTGATTCATCACCGGCTTCCTTGGCTAAACCGCCGCCTGCCATATTTTGTGTGGGTAAAAAATTTAAATCAATACCTTCAAGTCCTGTTACATCTTTACTTGCTTCTGTGATACCTCTTTCCTTTTCTTTTGCAGCCCTAAATTTCTCTATTTGACCTAGACCTGCTGCATAGTTATTTACACCTTGGTTGTATAATTCTTTATCAAAAACCCCCGCATCACTAACAAAAAGATCATATGCTTGATTATATTTATTAAGAGTTGAATTATATAAGTTTATAAATTGTTGTTTTTTTTCTCCACGAGGATCATTTGCATCGTTGTAATTTTCAATCTTGTTCGCTAGCTCTGGGAGAAGACCCCCTAATTCGTTTATAGTTTGAGTTGCATAACCTATCTCGCCTGTTGCATCTTCAATTTCTTCTTGCTCCGTTTTTCCAAACAAACCAAGTGTTGCATTACCAAGTATCCTATCTCCTTCTAATCCAGAAGCATAATCAGAAAGCGCAAAAGGCGCAGCAAATGCTACCTCACCAGCTAAACCATATCCAGTAAATTTTCCAGCCTTAATTAAATTTCTTGCAATTCTTTTTCCAGCTGGTGTCTTGATTAAATCACGAATAACGTTTCCAACGTCTTTAACATCGTCAGGTAGTTTTCTAAAATCTAACATTTCTCTATTAACATTAGCAAAGTTAGATCCTAAAGTCATGCCTCCTGATGGTTTAAAAGCTCCAATAGGTGTAGATGGTTTAGTTGCATTTAAAACGAAACCTTCTTTTGCGTTTTGTAAAATATTTTTTTGTGCTTGCGGAGAATAATCATTAAATCCTGATACAAGTTTGGAAGCATTTAAATTATCTCCGACAAAAATTTGTGGTGTAGATATGTTATTTGCAGCGCTAAATTCTTTTGACTTAGCGTTAAATTTTTTAATGGCTTGGGATATATTTATATCCTTGCCTTCGTATTGAACAATATCTTTTTTGTTTTTTACTGCGTTTACAATAGCGCTAAAAGGTCTATCTATTTGTCTACCTTTTTTATTGTTTATTTCTTTATCTATTAATTGAACATTTTCTGTGTAACCAGGAGCGTTTTTAAAAGTAGCTGATAGACCAAATACTTCATCAATAACTTTGTCCTTTTGAGCGATCGTGTTTCTTAAATTTCTAAAACCTTCTTTTGATTCAGTTTTTATACCTAATAATGAGTCTCTAACTCTAAATCTATACTCTCTAATTGTTCCTTCTCTAAATTTAAAATCTTTAGTGTTGTCTTCTAAATTTTGAATTATGTCTCCCATCTTATCTTCTGATATATCTTTAAAACCTTTAACTTTTCTATCCGTTGTTAAAGCGTCTAATAATTTAGCAGTGTCATCAGAAGCTTTACTCAACATATCTTCTTGAACAACTACACTAGCTTTATCAAAATCTTTTCCAAATATACCTCTAGCCACATCTTCTAAATCAGCATCAACATCTTTAACAAAGACATCTCTAACAGCGTTAGCAGCTTTCATAGATTTGTTTAATGCAACATCGGCCGCTTTTTTACTTTTTGGTAAATTAGATACTCTTCTAAATTCTTGTGGTGTATATGTTTGTATATCCTCTGCTGTATTGCCTAATAAATTTTTTATGTTTACAGAATCAAAAAGTTCTTTTGCTCTAGCTTTTACAGGTTCTCCTTGAAGATATTTTCTCAAATTTAATGAAAACTCACTTTGATGTGTTTGCCCTGTTTTACTTGGTTGTCTAAATGTTTCAATCCAATTTTCTGCGTTAGGATTCTGTAACCATTTTTCTAAATTTTTAAATCCTTTTTGAAAAGATTCACTTTGTACGGGAGTCATGTTTGGAATATCTACGTTAAATGTTTGATCACCAAATACAAAACCTGCTTTTTTAAAACCAATCCGACCACCGTCTGCAAAGCTGCCTTCTGTTGCTGTAAGATCTTCTTTATCAAATTTTTTAAGAACATCTCTAATCATATCCCTTAGGTCTGTTGGAGCTCGCATGCCGGCTTTTGTAAATGTGTTATTAGGCTTAGTAGCTATTCTTTTGCCCGGATCTCTTTTAAAGACATCTTCTTTTTCTTCTGGATCGGCTAGCGTGCCTTTGTCTCCTTTTGGAAAATTTGGAACTAAAACATTTGCAGGATTTCTTGATGTAAGAGTATCGAAGGTGTCCTCAATAGTTTTTTGAGGTTGCATAGACTTGGCTATATCTGATCCTGTTACAGTCTTTTGAATTTTTGCTGCATCTATTAATGGATTATCAAAATCTAACCCTTGTGATGTAATTTGAATTTGTCTCTCAGGAGAAAGTACCTTGTTAAGTTCATCTATCTTATCTTTAAGATCTTTTGCTTCTGCAACAAGCATAGGAACCTCTTCTGCCTCTGCTTCTTGAATAGATGTAATAATTTCCATGAACCGTTGTTTAAGTTGATTGGGACTTACACCTCCACCGATTGCAAAGCCTAACTCTCTCTCAACTAGGTCTTGAGATTCTTTACCTAGATACTGTTTAATCTTTTCGTAGTTTATTTTTTTTCTCTTCTTAACTTCTGCTGCTGGTTTTCTTTTAGGTAGAACAGTATTGTTGGACACCGAACCACCGCCATTGAACCCCGGACGAGTTAGGTATGCCATCATCTCGTTGTAATGTTTTACTTTCATTATTCTCCTAATAATTTAGCTAAGCCGCCTGTTGCAAAATCTTCACCTTTTCTTGCTGCGTCTGCTAAAGACTCAGCTCTACCTACTTCAAACTCGCCACGTTTCATTTCTTTAATTTTTTTACCTGTTGCAAATTCTTCCATAGTTCTTGCATCACTACTTAAAATATTATCAACACTTTCTAATACTTCTGCATCAAAGTCTGCATTACCATCTGGATCTACATTTACAGGAACTTCTTCCTGTGCTCTAAAGTCCCCCTTAGTTTTAACAGCTTTACCTTTTGATTCATCTACAACTACGTAACCAGGTGGTTCGTATTCAATCTCATAAGATTTGGAATAATCATTTTTACCTTCAACAAACACTCTACCATCATCATGTTTTGTTACTTTAATACCTGGTAGTTCTTTAACTTCGTCTTTCATAATGTCTGCATCTATTTTTGTACCAACACCCTTGTCTATAACTTTATCTACAAATTTAGGAAACCATGCAGGCATCGCTGTCGTTGTGTTCTGTAATGGTACAACTTTAGCTACCTTCGCTGCAGGTTTAAAAAATTTACCAAGAACAGGTATTGATGCTAGACCCGCCATCAGTTTCATAAAGTTTCTTCGACCTGGATTAGGTGGGCCGCCTTCTTTTAAATTATCCCTTGGTTCACCTAACATGTAAGCTAAACCACCGCCTGCTTTATTTTTTCTATTAAACTCTCTAAACATATCTTGTGTTTCTTTTTTCTTGCTTTTCTTTGGTGCTTTGCCTTTTTGAATTATGTCTTTACCATATTTCTTTTTTAGTTTGGCAATAGCTCCTGCAAGACCACCCATTGCCATAGCATCTGGATCACCGTCATAATCTTTTAATTTATCACCTAAATCATCACCTACTAAATCTTCAGGTTCTAACTTTTCACTCTTGATAATATCTTCTAGTTCTCCTAATTTTTTCTTAGCATCACTCTCTGATATATTTTTATATCTACCTTTTCTACCAATAAGACTGTTAGCTTCTTTCATAGCTTCTATAGGTGTTAACTTTTGTGATTGCTCATAAGCATCTTCTGATGCTTTAAAATTATCAAAAGGACTAAGTTTATCTTTGCCGCCTTGTGGAAAGGGTATAATTGTATCTTGTTGCTGTATAATATCTGATTGTTTTTTTAATTTATCTAATTCACTTGGACTAGGCGATCTGCCATATCTTTTTGAAAATTCTCTTATAAGTTTAAATATGCTCATTAATAATACGTCCTAGGTTTCGGGTCTTTTTTCTCGTCAATGTAATCTTCAGGGTGTCCGATTAGTCCACCTTGTCTAAAGCGCATGATAGCTTGTGTTGTAGAGTCCACAAGGTCGTCGTGATCACCGTTTGGAAATGCTGCACATTCCTCAATCACCTCCTCTGCAAATTTCTGATCTGGCGCCCATATCATTCCAGATTCGAAAAGCGGTGCTACTGCGTTCACTCTAGCATGTTTATCATTACCTCTGCTCGGTGTAAAGTTAATAACAGGTATATCCATCTGCCGTAATTCATAGGTCAGAGGTAGACCTGAGGCCTTTGCCTCTACGATTACAGACTCTGGTTTCCAATATTCATACTGTTGTAAAGCTAAACGCCTGAGTTCTGGAAACTCATATCTGCCTTTAATAGCATCGAGAAGTATTAAATTAGCCGGACTATCTTGGTCTGGATAGAATATACCCCACGTTGTAATGGCTGAATAGTCGGCTGTTTCTTTTTTAAGAAAAGCGGTATCGTAAGATTGTATAAC